TGCACTGACTCGGCCCAAGCCGCCTTATCCGCAGCCTCCGCAGCCTTGTAGTCCGAAGCCGGAAGCGCTTTTTCCAACGCCGCGTAGACCATCTCCCGCAACAAACCCGTCACCTTCTTACCTTCAGTGGCGGCAAGTTTTTCCGCCAGCTTGTACCGATTGGTATCAAGCAACAACTGGCAATAGATCTTTGAGCCGTGGCGCAGCGGCATGGTCCCTGTTCTAGTCTGCTACACAATAGCATACTGCGACACAATAGACTCACCACCGCCAATCCTGGTCCACCCCCTTCCGCCACGCATTGGACTGCGCCACCCGCGCACTGGAACGCTGCTTCCCACACCCCTTCCGAATCCCCCTAGCCCACTCCAAGAACGCCGCCGCCCTGTGGAGATCCGCCGTCTTGGCCATACGCACCTCACGCATCAACCACTCCAACACGATCTCCCTGCCGGTGCGACTCATGCGTCTAAATCTGAGACTCTCAAGATCGACTGGGGCGTTTGATCAGGACAAAGCTCCAGCGCCTTGAGCCTTGCGGCATAGGCGTCTGGAGCGGTAACAAACACATCGTGCATCGGGCCGTGACGCGGCCACATCCTGACCCGATACTCGAACTCCTCGGTCACTTGGCCTGGTCCCAGCTATCCCCGACCTTAGCTTCTGCCAGCGCTGGAATATCTCCCAGCCACTGAGCTTCAGCATCTTCCATGACCGACTGCAGCTGGAGCACCCACGCATCCGCATGGTCCTCCGCAACCAACAGGATCACTTCGTCATGCACCACGCCAGCCAAGCGCACAACATCCTCCCCATCAGCCTTAAGTAAAGGCCATAACTTCCCCAACGTCCGCTTCAGCACAGCTGCACCAGCACCTTGAATCGGTGTATTGCAACGGGTAGTCAATTTATTGTGCTCACCTGGAAGAATTCGCCGCATACCAGACACCCGAATCCGCACCTCACCGTTGCCCTTGCTGTTGTCAGCAGCGTTAGCGGCCTTCCGCTGCCATGCGTTAATTCCTTTGTACGCAGCGTGGAACTTCTGCCTAATTTCACCAGCCTCCTCAAGCTCCATCTGAATCCCCATTGTTGCTGCATAGTTACGCAACCCTTTTGCACCGCTTCCATACAACAAACCAAAATTAGCTGATTTACTAACTTGTCTCTGTTCTTTCGTGACTTCCTCTTCACTTACACCATAAATTTGCATCGCAGTAATAGTGTGCAGATCTTTTCCTTCTTGGAACGCTGTAGTCATAAGAGGATCCTCAGCTTCAGCTGCCGCAAGCCGCATCTCCATCCCGCTATAGTCCGCCACTACTAACTTCCAACCGGCTGGAGCCTGCACACAAGCCCGGAACCGCACATCCCGCGGAATCTGCTGAAGGTTGGGACTCATGCACGACATTCTTCCAGTATCCGCCCCAAGCTGCAAATAACTGGCCCGTATAAAACCGTCAGCCGCAACATTCTTCTCAAGCGTTTCGGCCATCTGCCTACGCTTCTCTACACGCTTCCACCGCAGATAATCCGCAATACACTTGTGCTCCCCTACATATTCCTGAAGCGCAGACTTGCTGGCACTGTGCTTGCCTGTCTTGGTATCGACTGGCGACTTACCCAGCAATGCCGAGAACTTAACCAACAACTGCGCAGGACTGTTGAGGTTAAATACCTCAGGATCAGGCTTACCTTTCTTTTCAGATCGCGTCTGGTACTTCAGATTGCCAAACACGTCCCGGTGCAGTTTGAAACCCTCAGGCAAGGCAGCATCAAAGTCCTCAATGAATCGATCCCCAACTTCCTTGTGCTCAATATCCAGATCCTCGATGAGTTTAATAAGCGACTCCTTATTAAAAGGAAGCCCAGTTCGCCATAACTGCGCCATCGACTGGAGCGCCGCACATTCCAGAAACCATGCTGGTGCAAGTTTCTCCACAGCCATTCGCTGTTGGATCGGCTTCATCAACTCAGTCAACACCACAACATCCTTGGCCGCGTACTCCATCTGGTCCATGGACAGATCACCAGACCAGTCACTTTTCTGCTGTTCCTTGGAGATGTCGTAATGCAGATACCGCTTCACCACGTACTGCAAACCGTGCTTCAGGTTTGGTAGCCCATTGGTAAGAATGCGACTGGCGAGCATGGTGCAAAGCACCTGCCCCACAGGATGGATTTCGTACTCCTGCAGCCACCCCAGATCAAACACCGCGTTGTGCGCAACCCACGTCCGCTCAACTTCAAAAAATTCCTCCAGCGTGATCCAATCATTGTCATCCAACTGCCAACAATCAATCACCACTGGTGTCTGTCCCAGTGTGCAGAGCTGGAGCAGCCGCAACCCTCCAAAGGTGGGCTGGAGCCCCGTGGTCTCAACGTCAAATGCAACAGTAGTAGCCTTCTCCAAAGTGGAGAGATGCTCGATGCCAAAGAGAATTTCCATGCCTGGTAGGGCGAAGTGAGTTAATTAAAAGATTTTAGCCGGTGCTACTCTAGCACACTATCAAACTCCCGCGCCGAGCAAAGCTCAGCCATCACGGTCCCAGCCTCTGGAATCCCAAGCGTGCAACGGTGATGCCAATGCACACACTGCTGGCACACACCCCCATCCTCCAGGGGCTTGTACTTTTGCCGATGCCAAGCTTGGCGCTTTTCCTCCCTTCCTGCTGGTGAAGTGCCGTAACACTTACAGCAGTACACAGCACTCAAAGTCTTTTTGCCGCATGTAAGGCACAGCCTCTGCGTAAGTCGAAGAACAGGTGTTTTCATGAAAAATGAACACGTAAGAATCCAGAAAGGCGCTCCAGTTTGCTGCTCTTGGCACCCCGATGCATAACAGAGTCCGCAGGCAACTCCACCTCAACAGTGAATACCCGCGTACCGCAGTCCAAGCAAGTGCGCTGGCGCAAGATGGACTCTGTTGTATCCCTGCAAGTTCGCGTAACACGAACCTCTCGCGAATCACACTTGGAGCACCTCATTCGTCGTCGGGGTCGCAGTGGTCAAAGTAAAAACCTTGGAGCCGCTCCACGATGTCGTGTGCTGCCACCAGCTGCGTGAAGAACTGTTCGCTGAGCACGTAGCTGGTGGTGCGGTGCTTGCAGTCGTAGCACTGGTTCCGGCGCCGCTTGGCTCTGCCGTTGTAGGTCTGCCCCTGCGTCACCAAACGCATTACCCCAGCGCACTTGGGGCAACGCTGTTCCCCTAAATTCATTGATCCCTGTAAGCCTCCATAGCAAGCGTGTTCACAAGCCGATTGAGATACCACTGAGCCTTCCTGGCATCCTCATAAGGATCCCGCTTAAGCCACATTCGACTGATGTATTTGATGACCTGCCACTGCAGGCCACCAACCACCGGATCAGGTGCAGGCCGCACCCAATCCTCGATCACATCAATAACCTCAGCCTTTCCAGCCGTGTAGTGACTGGGATGGTTGACTGGATCGCTCATCCCTTGGACCTCTGTACTTTGGTGTCGCCGCAATAACGGCCTGTCAGCGCGTAGCTCTTAGCCGGCAGCATCGACATCTTGTGCCAGACAATCTGCCCAATTCGCATCCCATGCCACAGGGCAACCGGATGCAACGACCGGGCATTTTGCAGCTCCAGCGTCAACCTGCCTTCATACCCCGGATCCACGTACCCGGCCATCAGGTGCTCAATCCCCTCCCTGGCACGGGAGGACTTGAGCGCCAGCTGCCCGGCTATGCAATCCGGCACCTTGAAGAATTCCACCGTTTCCGCCAGCACGAACTGGTGCGGCTGGAGTAGGAAGGGCTGCTCTGGAGCAGTGCCGCGAAGCGACACCGACTCCATCTCGCTGGTGCCCTCCACCTCAATCAGCAGATTCTCGCCGAGTCTCACATCAAGACTCGCGGGATTCACGAGGGCCTCATCGAAAGGCGAGACAAGACCCCGTTTGCACAGGGTCCAGATCTCCAGATCCGGGAGAATCAAGCGGTGATCTCCACAGAGGAAGGCGTGCCCTGGGACAGCTGCACATGCTTCCAGGTCTTACCCCACTTGATGCAGTTGATCGTGGTGACATGCACCCCAAACTCTGCAGCGATCTTGGCAACGGACTGGGTACGCGCCGCCAAAGCCCGCTTGATCTCCAGCACCTTCGCCTCCGTCAGCACAGCCACCCCGCGCTTTCCCTTGCGGCTGGACTTACGAGTCTTAACTTGAGACTTCGCAGTACGGACTTTTGCCGTACTTTTCAGCTCACCAGCTGGAGCGGCAGCGGTTTGCTTGGTGCTGCTGGCCTCCAGGTCAACGTGCTGAGCGTTGTGCAGGATGGTGGCGATCTCCTGCTGGTGCTCGGTAATGGTCTTGAGGCTGTCGGCGATGATCCGGGCTTGTGTGTCAGAGAGGATGAGCATGTTCTTAGGAGTGAACGGTTGTTAATGTACTACGCGAAGAAGCGGGGATCCTGCTTCTTGAGCAGATTGATGCGGGAAAGCGGCAGTTTGAGGACTTCGCACATTGCCATCTCGGCCAGCTTGCTGGAGCAAATACTGTCGCTGGTGGCAAAGACGTAGATCAGGTGCCGATAGAGCTGGGTCAGAGTCCGAGCTTTGACCCAGTGGGTGTCGCCTGGAATCGGCTCGGTACCGTAGTACCAGTCGTCATAGTCAGTCGCATTGCGAATCTCACGAGACTCAGCGCTACCGATAAGGCGACTGGAGTGGTTCCCAGTTGTCGATTCGCTCGGAGAGCATTTTTCGTAGGCCGGCATCGGTAGCAGGAATCACGTCTTCATCAGAAAGGTAGAAGGAGCCTCGGCACACGGTAGGTAACCAGGCTGGCACCTCTGCCACCAGCTCCATCTCATCCACCAAGGCCTCAACGGTGAGGCAGTTGTTGACGCCAAAAGACAGGTCAATAACTTCAAGAATCTGCCTCACTGGAGCACCTCTGTAGCAGCAGTACGGCACTCAAGCTGTTCGAGCCACTGGTCCCAGCTCATCTTGAGGAACTGGGCAAGGTCGTCTAGCTGAGCAAGTTGCGCGAGGTGGTAACCGGGGTCCTGCCCAGCAGCCTCAGTCTCGGCAATCGCCTGGCGCAGCAGATGCTGGCTCCAAGTGACGGCGAAATACCACCTGGACAGGTTTTCGTTTGGAACGCTGGTGTGGGTAGCCATGGGCGTGTGTAACAGAAACAGAGCGAGAGCTGTCTGCCCTCGCTCTGTAGTGTTGCACAGAAACAGCCCCCGTCAACCCTGCCCTGTTGTAATCCGTTACACGGCCCTAGCCGCTAAGCTTTGGGTCCAATGATTCTCAGGAATCACTGGGCATTCCGTAGCAGGGAGGCTGCGGTGAGGCCGGCACCTCGTGAGGACCGGCCACCTCCCCCGACTTACGGCAGCAGTTTGGACGCCAGCCACAGCGCCAAGCAGCACGCCACGACGTAGACGACGAGAAGCTCGAACATCAGGGGTACTGTCATTGATCCTCCAGCTCGGCGGCGATGGCGAGTAGTTCGGCGCGAATGGTTCTGCGCTCATCCCAAATGCCTTTCAGCATTTCGGGATCATCAGGTTCTGAGTGCGGCGTCTCTGGGGCCACCTGATTTGCAGCAGCGCGGAGGGCGGCGGCGATCATTTCTTCGTTGCTCACCTCACGGTTGAGCAAGTCAGCATGGGTGAAGTAGGCATCCAGCACCGCCTGCGCGGCGGGGGATTTGTAGCGAGTAATGTCAGTCATCATCTTCCTCCATTTCTTGCCTGATCTTTGATTCCCAATACTGCCAACGCACAAGTGCTGGCACGGCAGAGGGCTGGATACCCATGTTTTCCAGCAATAACTCAAACCATTGTGCTGTTACCTCGATAGCAGCATCAACCTTTGGATGGCCAGGGGGATAATCCAAGGCCTCTCCAAGCATGCGCTGCAGTTTTGTGTAATTGGATTCGTCGTCAGTCATCAAGTTGCTCCAGTGCGCGGCGGATGGTGTCAACCTCAGCTTGACTCCACAAATCTTTTGGATACTTCAGTGTTTCAAGCGCCTGCTCCTTCAAGCTCGGCGGCTTAGGGCGGCGGGCGGCGCGGAGATCAGACTCTTCAAGCCCCCAGTCATCCATCAGCGCACAGCACCCCTCCAGCTCCTGGTCGGCGCCCCATTGGGCGGCGCGGGTGAATACTGCTTCATCCGAGCGCGAAGCCAACATGTCTGCCCACTGCTGCACCAGCTCCGGCGGTGGGGTGATGGTCTGTTCAGTCATCGCCCACCTCATTGATAACAGCGTGGTCGCCAATGATCCGCAGCGCTGCCCGGTTGTAGGCCAACGCCGCCTCGCGCTCGGTGGCATGGTTACCGAGGTAGTAGCGCCCACCCCGGTAACCCAGTGCTGCCCGCCACGGCAGCTTGGGGTTGTTGCTACGCGACACACCTCGATAAACGAGGGCGCGGTTGGCGGGCCGCGGCCGATTGGCCATCGACAGGTAG